GCACACCAGTCGGCATCACGGGCTCACCAGCCAGGAAGTAGCCCTGACCAGCTTGGGGACCCATGTAGAAGCTGGCGTTGTTAGGCATCATGGGGTTAGCCATGTACATGCCTTGTCCAGGATTACCGGCGTAACGTGCAATCTCACGGAAGTCGGGATCACGACGCAGGTGCAGCATGAAAGTAGGATCGCAGATGCAGCGATACAGACCATCAGCAAAGGTAGGAACGTTGCGCTTACGTAGGTCCTTAACAACTTCTAACAGATCAGTACGAACAGAGAACTGTTGAACTTGATCACCATACTCAGTAGTGGTGTAAGAAACACGACCGGAAGAATCTTTTTCTTTTCCACCAGCAAAGTAGTAACCACCCTGAGAAGAAGAAGCTGCACCGTTAGCTTCAGCTTTAGCCAGTTCGTCAATGAAGACGCGGTCACGCCAACGACGATAGTCATCCAGCAGCGTCAAGCTACCGATGGACTGGTGGAACATGTTCAGGTTGCCGGTATCAAGCAGCAAACGCTGAGCAGTGATCAGGGTTTCACGAGCAATCTTAAAGGTAGAAGGCTGAGTAGGATCACCCGGATCTGCAGGACCAGTGTACTCTTTCAGCACCACTAAAACCTTCTCTTTAGTGATGTTACGGCTGTTAGCAGTACCAATGGTTTGATCAGCAATACGCTCGCGGGAATCTTTGGTGCCAGGGGATCCCCAGAACTTGTAGCGATCAAGCTGCACGGTCTGACCGGGCTGAGAGGTGAAGTCGTGGACAACCACGGGCTCAACGGCCATTTCACATACATAGGCGGGATGCGGACGGTAAAGCTCCGCGCCTAAAATCTTGGGAAAATCGTTATCAAGAAACACTTTCTTTTATCCTCCAGATATTCGGAAAAGTAAGTAATCGGGTGAAAGATTCGGGCATTCTATTGCCCTATCTAAAGAAAATTTTAGCAGTCTGTAATTTATTAGACTTTTTAAACGTAGCCTTGCATATTAAGGCGTGAGTTCATTGTATTAGATGAACCTGGCATCTCAGGATCAATCGCTGATTGCATACCGGGTATCCCTAGAGCTTCATAAAGATTGGCTCCACCTCCGCCATATAAACCGCCAAGAGCACCTCCACCTGCAACCATTCCTGCTCCTAATGCTGCTTGAGCATAAGGCACTGCTGCCATTGTTCTTTTTGCTTCAGTACGCATTTTGGCTCCTTCGTCTGTGCCAAATTTACTGCCAATCTCAAGACCTGATCCTGTCGCAACTTTACCTGCATCAGGACGTAGGTTTTGTGCAATAGTGCGTTTAGAAACGAGCCTGCGCATTGAAGGAATGGCTGCACCAGCAATGCCACCCATAAGGCCAGCATTACCTGCTTCAAGTAACAAACGTCCAGGGCCTTCTTGGGAAGCTTCCCCAGACGTGATATTACCTAAGGTTGCAAGGCCAGCAGCAGCAGCGCCGCCAGCCACAGCGGCTTGGCCAGGATTATTAAGCAAAGACTTAAGTTTTTGATTTGCTGTTTGCAAATACCTTCCTGCCAATTGCATTAGATCACTCCATAACAAACAGTTTGTTTGCCATAACGCGAGGATCAGCTTGGTTCACAATGCGCCAAGCTTGGCTGGGATCAACATCCATCTGTTGCTTAAAGGCACCCCAGAAATCTTGAGGAGCTTGAGGAGCAGCAGCTTGTGGGGGAGCAGGGAGACCAGCAATATTCATACCCTGCTGTTGTTGAATAGGTGCAGTGGGGTAACCACGGGTTTCCAGCTCTTGCTCAGATTCATACACAGGGTATGGACCTTCAGGACCGAAATACTTCAACGTATAATCTGACAGAACGTCAGGATTAGTTAAGATCTCGTTGTAAGCCAGGTTTTCCTGGTGCTCACGAACTGCAAAATTGGCATAGCCCTTAAGTGTGTTTGTTGCGGTTTTCCCCCAAGCAACAGCACTATCGAGCATCCCTTCTAGGTTTAGGGCGTACTGGTTTAGAATCGCCGGAGCCTCGGTTCCGTAATTCGCCACCACCATCCGGCTTTCCGGACTCCATTCCAGCAGGTTCGCTACGTCCTCTAAGGAGTTGATCGAGTAGGTTTGGGAAGAGCTGGGCGATGAGGTCTGGCTTGTTTGCCAAGTCGGCTGAGCCGATGGTGCCGAGATCTGTGCCGGGGCTTGTGTTGCTCCGTAATTGGCCGGGCTGTATTGAGGCGTCGGCTGTGATGGTTGACCCTGGAACGGGGATTGCACCGGGCTTCCCAACAGGTTCACCACCTTGTTGAATGCCGATTCCCATGGGTTCCCTTGGGGTGCCGCCGATACCTGGGATTGGGGGGCGGATACTGACGGGCTTTGTTGGTAACTGGTAAGTCCCTGCGGTGCCGCCTGGGGTACTGCCTGGGGGTAGTACGTTCCCACTTGGGTCGGAGCTACCGGTGCTGCCGGTGCTGCCGCCACGTAGTTGCTCGGAGCCACTGCTGGTTGCGGGCTCGTCTGTGGGATCGATTGGACGGTAGCGTCCTGCATAGCTCATCTCCTTTTGTAATGCTTCTAAGGTTCGATACAGATAGGGAGTAAGGTCTAAGCGTGGATCTGCCGCCATGGGTAAATCCGGCGCTTGAGGGTGGGGAGTCTGCATCATTCCCCCCACTAAACGAGCAAACTGGGAATAAGCTCCCTGTAACTCGTTGACCATCCTGAACGGGAAGCCCGAAAGCATTTCCGCTCTTTCCTCATCGGTTTTTGATGGGAAAAGATATTTCAGTGCTTCTATGCTATCAACTCCTAATTCCTGTAAGTTTCTTACAACAATTGAATTGTTCAGGATGTCTTGTGTTGAGTCCTCATAGACAGGACCCAGCCAGCGCCAAAGCATTGTGATATCACCGTCTGGAATTAAACCTTTAACACCAGGTGGTACCATTTGTGCTTGGACACAAGCCATCATAAGCTTTTTCATTTGTGCGTCAAATGCAGCTAAGGCTTGTTTATACATTTGCTGTTCTTCTGTAGATGCATTCTCAGAGGGCTGAATAGGCTTTTCAAACTTTGCTGCAGCGGCAAGAGTATCTTTAAATAATTGTTCTTCTTGATAAATAATTAGTTCAAGACAACGGCACAGGCCATGTGTATAAATTGCATTTGCTTTTTTCTTGGATGTAGCAGATACTCGTCCAAATAATGATTTGTATTCCGTTGCGGTAACGCCAGCACTAATTGAAAGTTCATCAACACCACCTAGAGCTGTACGAATTTCTTCTCGATATTGACGTACAAATGCATTTTGGTCACCAGAAATTGCATCGGGTACGATGTAACCAACACGATCATTTGGTTCAAGGTTTGCAATAACCCTTGGAACTCTGATTTGACCATCAACACCACGGCTGACTGGATCTTGTTTGAATGTAGATCGACTTAAATTTGCAGGACTTGTAAATCCAGAGTTAGCTGCAATTGAAGGGCGTTGTGCTGCACCATCACCACCTGACTCCATTAAGTCAGTTTTAGGCCGAGATGACAGCAGTGTTGGGTTACCGAAGAATTGTAAGTTCTTCCGCATGTTATGAACTAAGCTGTCATGAATAACAATGTGATTAGCTAACGCATCAAACTCTCCACTACCTTCCATGGAGAACCCTTTTGGGTTATTAAAAATTTCAACACAAGGAATAAACCGTAAAGCATTGGGAAACTTTTCAGTTTTACCTGGCATTTGAATATTGACATTATCAAAAGACATCTCGCCTTCTGAATGCGTTTCTTCAATAGTATTGGCTTTGATTGATAAACGAATATAACGTTTTTGTCCTGGAGTTTGATTGGGATCTCCAGTTAGGTTGTAGGTGCCGATATCCTGGAAACCAGAGTTTGGCTTCTTAACTTTATAGCTATAGATAATAACAACTTCTTCTAGCTCACCATCGACGTTGTAGTAAGAGCGATACTCATGGCTACGGAAATAGTAAAGACGATAATTATTTTCAGTAGGTCGAATATAAAAAAGTCCCTTTCCATCACATAAGAAGTAATCCCAAATTGAATCAAGACGTGTATCTAACTTGTTATATTTAACAACTTTATCGATAAAGTCTTTACGTTGGTTACCAAAGTTATCTTGTGATGGAAAAAATTCTACCCCTTGGCGTACACCAAAGAGTTTCATTTGGGCAATATGTGACGCAACAATACCTGTGTCGATACCAGCTCCACCATCACGCTCTACATAAGCATCAATGATTTCCTTAAGACGAGACTTGGCGTCAGACATTTAACTATTTACTACCCTTTTGTTTATACATCCTAGCAGCTTTGCCAGCCTTCTTAGCTTTTTCTGTGTTAGGAACAAACTGTTTTCCTTTACGAGAACCTTCTCGTTTCTTGCGATCAGTATCTTCACGTTCTTCTTTTGAAAGCTTTGCCCATGCTTTCTTGGGAAGATAACGTTTAGTTGTTCCGTCTTTTTGGATTGCTTTATCTGTCATTGGGGTTTAGTAGGGAATATCATTTGATTTGGAGACATGAAGGGATCAGGTTGCGTTCTTTGAATTTGACTATTAATGGCATTTGTTTTTTATCTAATTTGCAATTGTCCGTTTGGACTTAATTTAATTTGATAAGAATACGGATTACCATATCCTTTTTGTATTAGTCTTCTTCCAATATTTGCTGGGTTCATGTCAAAACCTGTATCATAGTTTTGGCCTTCTGGTACGCCTCCTTTTTCTAAAGGAGCATACCCAAAATTATACTTCTCATCAATCGTAAATCCCCCTCCTGGTGTAGGTTGTGCCCAAAATGAACCTATAGACTTAGAAAGCTGTCCACGTTGACCAACGTCAATCGGCAACTGTGATTTAATTGGAGCTGGAGCATCAGACATTCCTCCATAGTAAACAGGAATACGACCTTGCAAAAGACCTTGTTTTATATACTCAGGTGTATTAGCAGAATTAAGTACTTGTTGTCTATAT